CTAGGCTTTTGCCGAAAGGATAACGTGCCGTATCTTGTCGTGGTGTCTTCGGCACAAGGTGGGAAAAATGGAAACAAAAAAATTTTTAGAGAGAGTTTTAGGTGATGGATACTATTCTGTGCTTGGTCTTGGTGAAAAAAAGGCGCAGAGCTTCCATACAACCATAGACGATGTAATAAACAAGGCTAACGAGTTAGACGCTAGAGGTGTTAACGCATATTTTGGTTTAGCCACGTTTGAAACAAGTAATGATAGAAAAGTCACAAATGTAAAAAGTTTAAGTTCTTTTTATTTAGATTTAGACTGCGGTGTGGGTAAAGAATACAGCAGTCAGAACGAAGCCTTTCTGGATTTAAAAAGATTTATAAACGAGACAGGTTTACCTAGACCCATGCTTGTAAACTCTGGTTACGGAGTGCATGTGTATTGGGTCCTCAAGGAAAGTGTATCATATGGTGAGTGGTTGCCTGTAGCCCAGGGGCTGAAAGATATGTGTATACAGCATAACTTGTCAGCAGATAACGGTGTAACTGCGGATGCCGCTCGTGTACTTAGAGTTCCTGGCACACACAATCACAAGCGTGGCACACAAAAGCCTGTAGGTTTTTTTGGTACTGGAGAGTTTCGTGACGTAGAATTTGACGAGTTTTCTAGGATTGTAGGGGCAAAAGGTGTTGGCATACCCACTAAGGTGGACAATGAAGAAAGCGCTTTGAAACGTGCTATGATAGAGAACTCAGAGTTTGGTTTTAAGAACATACTTACGAAAACCATGAAGGGTGTAGGGTGTGAGCAACTAAAGAATATATTGGAAAACCAACAGGATATAAGCGAACCTTTGTGGAGAGCAGGTTTGTCCATAGCTAAATTTTGTAACGACTCGGAGAAAGCTGTACACAAAATGTCTTACAGACATCCAGAGTATAGTGAACATCTTACAGATGAAAAAGTCGAACTCATAAAAGGTCCGTATACATGTGCTAAGTTTGCAGAAGAAGATCCAGAGCCGTGTTCTACCTGTCCTCATTGGGATAAAATTACATCTCCTATAGTTTTAGGGAAGAGTATAAAACAAGCTCCCCTATCAAAAGACGTACCTTTATACCCAGAACCATACTTCAGAGGTGCAAATGGCGGTGTATACATGCGTTTCAAAGACAAAGATGGTAACGTAGAAGACAAAATGATATACCAGAATGATCTTTATGTGGTCAAACGTGTTATGGATATAGAGGTTGGAGAAGCTATAGTCATGCGTCTGCACTTACCTAAAGATGGCGCACGAGAGTTTACAGTTCCGCTAACTGCTGTAACATCAAAGGAGGAACTAAGAAAAAACTTATCTATGCAGGGCATAGCTGTACTAAGGATGGATGATATCATGGCATACACAACTACATGGGTGACACAACTACAAGCAAAGAGTGTGGCAGAAGAAGCTCGTAGACAGTTCGGTTGGACAGACGATGAATGTAAAGGGTTTGTTTTGGGTAGCGAAGAGATAACTTTAAAAGAGACTAAGTTTAACCCTCCGTCTACACCCACAGCAAGTTTGTTTCCATCGTTCGAGCCGAAAGGCACACTTGACGAGTGGAAAGATATAGTAAACTTTTATAACAGAGACAACTTTGAGTTACATCAGTTTGTCCTTGGTACGTCGTTTGGCTCTCCGTTGATGAAGTTTTCACCCATAAACTGTTCAGCTTTGCACATATATAGTAAAGAATCAGGTGTGGGTAAGACCACAGCTATGATAGCAGGTGCGTCTGTGTGGGGTAATCCAGAAGACCTTATAATGCACGAGCGAGATACGTATAATACCAAAATGAACAGAGGTGAGATATACCATAACTTACCAATGTACATGGATGAACTTACAAATACTTCAGGTAAAGAGCTGTCTAATCTAGCTTACCAACTGACAGGAGGCAGACAACGTGGGCGTATGTCAGCGAGCAGTAATGTGGAGCGTCACAGAGGTGAAGCATGGAAGCTACTGGCTGTAACCACAGGGAATACAAGTATGGTAGAGCGTATAAGTATTATAAAAGCCATGCCAAAAGCTGAAGCACAGCGCATACTAGAATGTCGTGTAAGTCGCATGCAGTTTGATACAAAAGAAGAAACAGATGTATTTAGTTCTCGTTTACAGAACCACTACGGACATGCAGGTAAGGTATACATTAAACACATCATGGAGAACCTAGAAGAGGTACAGAAGCTGATACGTCAGGTACAGGAGAAAGTGGACGCTAAAGCAGGGCTTACAGCTGAGAACAGATATTGGTCAGTGCTTGTCGCTTGTACGTTAACAGGTGTTATACTGGCAAAGCGTTGCGGTCTGGTGCAGTACGATACCAAAAAGCTGTTTCAGTGGGCTATAGAACGTTTGAAAGAAAACAAACGTCAGGTCGAAGACATGAGTATATCTGTAGAAGAGACACTCAATGACTACATACATGAACATTGGAGTAACGTGTTATGGATAAAAAGCACAGATGATCTACGAAAACAAGAGGGTGATATATCTAACTTAGTTATACCTGAAGCACTACCCAGAGGTAAACTCGTGGCTCGTTACGAAACAGATTTAAAACGTGCCTACCTCGTACCTAAACCATTGAAAGCATGGTGTGGGGAACAGCAGATAAACTACAATGCGTTTGTTGGTGATTTGAAAAACAAGTTAAATGCTAAAAGAATAAAGATACGTCTTAGCAAAGGCACTCACATGAACCTACCCCCTACAGACGTTATAGCCGTGGATTGTTTGATAGATGATGAAATTAAGGCAGGGAGTCCTGAAAGCTGACGATTTGAACCCAGACGGTGTTCGTATTGTGGTAGATTGGGATAACATGGTAACAAGTTCTTCTGTATTTATCTTGTGTATAGACACCCAGGCAGCTGTAAAACAAATAAAAAACATAGCAAAAACAAAGGGTTGGGACATAAAAACAAACGTCCGTGTAGAGAACAACAAATTAGGTGTTCGCATTTGGAGAATTTTGTGATAAATGTAGGGTGACAGGTTATGCTTGTCACTCTCTTTCTCTTATGTGACCATCTTCGGGTGGTCACTCTTTTTAATCACCAAACAGAGATTCAAAGTTATAATCAGAATCATACTCCATCTCTCTTAAGTTTATGATGTCCTGATTCTGTGGAGATATAGAGATACCTTTATTTGCGGCTATATTTTTAGACGTTTCCATATGCCGCTTCAACGATCTTTTTATAGACTCAGGTGTTATAGCTGACAGAGGATGTTTAGCGTTATGGTCCATTATACCTTTCAAAGCATCATCATAACTATCTAAATCACCTTGTCGCATAGCGACATATAGTTTACGTAGCAGTTTACTTTTTTGTGTGTTTATAGCGTTATCCACACCCTTCTCTATATTATTTCTTTCCATCTGCAACGTATACTCCACTGGAGGAAACCCGAACACAGACCCTGCTATGTCACCAAATGTGGGATCTCCGTATATAGCATCGCCTCTTCGTGTTACGTACCCTTCTCTTGCGGTCCTACCAAACAACCCTTTCCAAGCGTTCGCAATGGCAGGGGGAGCTATGTTTTCTAAATCTCTCTCTATATCGCCTTCCACGAACATCGCGCTATACAGACCACGGTTTATAACTCTGTCGAATGTGCTAAATGCAGGACCTCCAAGATAAAAGAAAGCGTTTTCTTCAAAAGAAGCGTCTCTGTTGTATCTATTTTCCTGTATCAACAGACCTGTTAATCGTATACGGGACGCTACGTCTGCTCCTGTTATAAGGTTTACAGCCCCTTTGTAGTATTCTTCTCCTACACTTTTCCTAACCATCGTATCAAAATCATCCTCATCGTCGTCAGCTAGTAACAAGTTATACACTATCTCCATAGCTCCGTATAACGGCAGCCCATGTACCCCTGCGAAGAATAAAGCACTGCCATGTACGGCTACAAGCTGTCTGAACGCCAGAGCCTTATCTTGAATTGTGTTATCTTTGCGTATTAACTCTCTAGCTGTTTTGAACAGGGTAGTATACATACGCACACCATACGTCTTATACATCATGGCTATACGCCCAAACCCCTGCTGAGATATACGAGGCGCAGTTTCTAATACAGAACCTCCGTTTAGTTCTAAAGACTGTCTCAGAGCTTTCTCTGTAGCCTTGCTTACCTGTTCTTGGCTAGCCTTTGAAGCCACATCTGCAAAAGAGCTTGTTTTAAAATCTCCTAATTCTTTACGAAGGGCTAACTCATACGCGGCTAGCAAGGTTGTTTGTCTGTTGTAACGCTCTGCGCCTTGGAAAAATATAGCAGAAAGCCCTGTGGCTTTGTCTAACGTGTTACCATATGCCTTGCCTGTCTCTCCCAGGCCCAAAGCGTCTAAGATAAAACTCTTAGTAAGCTGTCCTCGTTTTTCAGCTTCAACTATTAAAGGTGCAAATGCTCCCACAGCTTTCTTCTCGCTAGGACGTATGGCTCTTTCTTTACCTAAAGACGTTTTGATTTTATCTTTCATGACATACGTGCTAGTATTCTCATCGAACCTAAAGTATTCATTCATACTATTTGCACCGTTAGACACCATCTTATAGGCTTTACCAATAGTCTTAAATGAAGTGCCTAGTCCATACTCTGCTGCTAGGTAAGGGTACACAACCAGAGGCACTTGAGATAAGTTAACAATAGCTGAAGAAGCGTTTAAACCTATGGTATATATAAACGCGGATTGGTTTGCACCTTTCACAAGTTTCTCAAACTCTTTGGCGTTAGCTCCCTTTGTAGCGAACTCTATTCTTCTTTCTAGCTCTGCACCTACACGTTCTATAGAAGGTTTGAATTTACTTTTCTTAGGTTCTCCTCGTGCTTCTTTCACTACTTTTTGTATTTCGTTTCTCAACTCACGAAACTCTTTTCCTCTTTGTAGCTGTACAACTTGTCGCCCTATAGAAAAACCTTTAGTCTTAAACGCTTGCACAGAGCTACCTATATACCCAGGTGTACCTTTTCTAGCTACTAAAGATCTGGCAAAAGAACTTTCTGGTAAAACATGCACAAATAATCTGACTATTTCTTCCTCTAATCGTTCCTTTTCTGCAGGATCTTTAACTTTGCCTACAGACTCTAACACCTTACCAACAAACTCTGTAGGTGGTGCGCTACGAAAAGATTTTTTAATAGCTTCTATTTTATCTCCTTGTATAGAGTCTGTGTCTACATTAGGATTTTTCTTTAGTTCGGCTATAAGAGCATCCTTTGCTGTGCTAGTGTCCACAAACACAACTACTTTACTATCTCCTGTAGGAGCAGGTGTTTTTAACTTATATGTTACACCATATCGTCCTTCACGGGTTAGTGGGAAGTATACATCTAAAACTTCTTTATCAAATAACTTACTAAATACATCGGTATTTACACTATCTGCTATTTTTGTATCTGTGGCTTCTTCAACCTGCTTATACAACAAGTCTTTTATTTTATTGTACTCCTTCTTATAGTAATCACGCATAATCCTGTATGCTTTTTGACCATCTGCACCTAAAGCTTGCCATTTCGGTTGTTGCTTGTCCCATATCTCTGTTAAAGGATTTCCATCCACAATTTTGTTGTCATAAAAACTGCGATCTTTTTCAGGATCTACTTGATATATTGTAGCTCCGTAGTCAGGGCTATATATTACATCATCTAGCTTGGCTTCTAGCCCCTTGTTTGCTTTTAGTATGCGTGTAACTTCAGTTAGTTTTTCTTTAAATATACCTCCGACTCGCTCTAAATCTCCTCGTTGGTATTGTAGTAGCTTCATAAGTCTTGCACCTAAGTCACGAAATCCTATGCCATCAGCTATATCTGTTATAACAAGAGCGTCAGCAAAGCTAGCAAAGAAGTCCTTCACGTTATCTGCTATAGCACCGTCAAATAAAAAGTCTTTTGCTTGGGCTATGTAGCTACTTTTCTCCTGCGGATTCATGTAAGACTTTTCTCTTTGGTCGTTACCTATCGCATCATCAAAAACGTTTTTAGTGTTTTTCGATCCCATATTTGCAAGTAACAATCCTGCATCTCTAAACTCTGGAGCAGGAGCTATTATACCATCAATCATATTGTTTATTCTTTTAGCAGTGCCAAAGGTAGGTTCTTTCTGCTCAAGATTAAGAAGACCTCTAATAAAGTTAGCTATTCTATTACCAAAGGCTCGTAACGCATCTACCTTGGAATCTTTTAGTCGTATCCGTGCAAGCGTTCTTTGAAACTGTGGATTACTAAAAGCTTCTGCTACAAACTCGTCTAAATTCTTAGAGCCATATGCGGTGTCGAGTTGATCTTTTACTTCGTTAAATATATTCGTTAACCGTTTGGTAAGTGGGTTTGACTTGTTAGCTATGGTAGCAGATGTGACAGCGTGAGCAGCTTCGTGAAATAACACGTGTGGTATCATAAAGCCATCGTCTATAAATATAGTATTTGTAGTGGGATCAAACGCTCCAGCCACAGGTTTACCATTTAGTGTTAAATTACCTATAACCTCAATCTTTGTAGTCCCTATCTTCTCTGCCAGCTTGGTAGCTAGCTTTTTTATAGTTGGGTTCGTAGAAGTTTTAGCTAGATTGTTCAGGCCCTCCTTTAGATTACCTTGTACTAACAAGTCAATGGTTGAACTGTCTAGGTTAACGTCAAGGTTTTCAACAGCGTCCTTCTCTAGTTTTAGTTCGTTCAATATATCCTGTTGGTTTTCAGGAGTATCTAACTGCTCTAACCCTATCTTCTCATTTTCTTCGTTTATTTTGTCTGCTTCTTTATCAGCTGCTTTTTGTCTAGCTATTGCAGCTCGTGCCATAGCACGTCGTCGTTCTTTTGTCTTGAGATTTAATTCTTTTATAAATTTTTTCTCTTTGTTTTGTCCAGCTTTTTTAGGGTCAAATTTTTCTTTCTCTGCTCTCTTCTTAGCAGTTTCATCTTTAGCTAGTGCTTTTGCATCGTACATGTACCTTAAAGTGGGTAGTATGCTGTCCGCCACTTCTTTTATATCTTTTTTAGTATAGGGCGTTCCATCTGCATCTAACGACTCTCTTGCCTGTCTAACAGCTATTTGCTTTGCAATCTCAAAGTTTTTTACATTTCTACCTTTGTCATCCAACACTTCACTTAAAGGGTCCATTTCCTTCAACTGCCTATCTCTGTCTCGTACCAATTTGTCTATGACAGGTTTTTGCGGAGGACCTATAAAACTAGGAGACTGTCCTTGTATAAGTCCTATGTTTAGATTTTTATTTACAGCCTTCTTTCTTTCTTTTTCTTTTGTTCGAGCTTCTTTTGCTACAGCTTCTTTAAGGTCTCTTTCCGCCAGCTCTTCTGTTGTTTCTTCCGTGACACCTTTTTCTACGTCTACTTCTTTTTCCTCTACCTCTTCTTTCTCCTCACCTTTCTTCTTTTCAGGTTTTAAAAGCCCTTCCGTGCTAGCTTTTGGTTCTACTTCATACTTTTTCTTCCTAGACGCAAACCATGCTTTACCTTCTTCAGATAGATTTGCATTTACCCATTCTTCAACTCTTTTACCAGCTTCTACCCCTTGGTTGCCTGTTCCCACGAAGTAAACCCTCCCTGGGTCTAGGTCACTACCAGATGTAGGCTCCCCTCTTACAGCCATAAATGCAGCGTTATCTAGCACACCTTCTACATTAGGATCTTTACTTAATACTTGAGCTACACGAAACAATGGGTTTGCACTACCTTTAATAGTCTTAGATGGTCGAGATTGGACTAAATTAATAATCTTGTTTTTGTCTTCTGTAGATAGAGCATCTTCTCTTTTCTCTACCTGTATGACGTTGTACTTTTTAAATAAAGACTGTGTTTCTTTTACGAGATCTTCCTTTGTAACTTTCTTCCCTGTCTCTTTTGATTTTGCAATTAAGTTTTTTCTAGCTTCTTCTATAGCCAGAGTGGCTTGCACTTTATTAAACTTCTGAAAGTTACCTGCACTTGTTAACCTGTTAAACTCTGCCAAGTTTTTAGCGGCTTCTTCTTTAGATATTCCTGAATCTTTCTCTAAATCTAAATAATACCCGTCTTTTAAATTACGTCTGTATGTGTCTTTTGCTCGTTTGTTTGCATCTGCATCTACGTTTACTTCTTTTTTTACTTCTTTAGGTTTGCCACTAAAGGCTTGACTCATCTGATCTGCGGCATCTTCAAAGCCTTCGCCTTGATCCATAGCCTCTTTAGCTTCAAATATTTCTCTGTTTCGCTTGTCTATTTCTTTTTTAGACGCTTTCTTTTTCTCCTCTCCTTTCTTTTTTGCGTCTAGTGTAACGTCTTCCTTTCCTTCTCCAACAGTATCAGCTCTAGCATCTGTTCTAGGAGTAACCACTCCAGTGGCTCCAGTTTCTGTAGCTCCTGTGGTATCGGTAGGTCCCTCTGTTCTTTGTTCGCCTTGTGTATCAACTGGAGCGCCTTCTCCACTTCTTGTGTCTTCAATCTCTGTAACATCTCTTCTACCTCCTCTGCGTGGGGCGATCATATCTGTTAGGGCTTGCACAAATCCACCAACACCTGCTCCGTATAACGCAGGTTCTCTTGTCCCTGCGAACGTGCCTTGCTCTGGATTGTATATGCCCTGCTCTATTAAGTTCTGGGCAACAGCTGCGCCAAATTCTTGTAGTCCCTCTTCCCCTGAAGCATAGAGTATATTTCGTCCTCGCTCTATTAAGTTTTCAGCCGCTTCTAACCCAAACTGTCCTTTAAATATAGCTAATAGTCGTAGTGGTGATATAAGTTCTGAAGCCCCTACCACTGCACCGAGTCTAGCCGCTTTAGCTCTCTCTTCCTCTGTGGCTTCTCCTTCTCTAGCTCGCTCACTGGCTTCACCTGCACCTGCTGCGGTAACAAGTCCTGCTGCTGCGGGTAGTCCTACAACTGGAATAGCAGCTGTACCAAGAATGCCAGCAAAAGATCCTAAAGCTTCCCCAAACTTTCTAGGAACATCTGTAGATATAGTGCCAACTTTTTCATCAGGGGCTAGATAATCTTGCACTATATCCCCCACATCTTGTATTTTTTCTCTTACAGGAAGTTCTTTTTCTTCAGGTAGTATAGTAGCAAGCCCTAACGCACCGCTTTCAGCAAGACTAGCAATTCCGCTACCTATACCTTTTATACCTTCACCAAACTGTTCACCTATGGTTAGAGGTGTTCTTCTTCGTCTAGCCTCTCTTCTGGCTCTGTTCTCCTCCAGCACATCATCAATAGTTCTTTTTTGCTTTTTCTTAGATAGATACAGATCAACGAGTTCTTCAGTAGAAGCCCCTTCAGGTCCTTCCACCCTTACGGGTGTGCCGTCTTTTTTATATATTTCATAGGTAGGCATGTTACTGCCCTACAGTTCGTTGATCTTTTAAGTTAAAATCTTCTTTCTTGTCATCACCTGTATAATTTGTATACAGTTCTGTATATTTGTTTGAGAGAGCCTCTCTCTCAGCTATAAAACCTCCCGTAAGCTCGGCTTCACCTATTTTTAGTATGTCCCTTTGTTCTTTAATATCATCTTTTATATCTTGTATCTTTTCTTCATCAGGCCCACCAAAACCAAAAATTCCGCTCTTGTTTTGTTCTTCTTCTAACTTCTGTGTCAGTATTGCTATCTTGTTCGTTGCATTCATATATAACGGACTGTCTCTAAACAGCTCCATAGCATCTATTATAGACTTGTCTAGAGATGCCAACCTAGTTGTAAAATAATTTTGTGTTAACTGATCTCTACGTATGTTGTTAAGTTCGGCTCGTATATCAAGCTCTCTTTGTTTCATACGTAAGGCTTGAGCTTTTTGTTTTTCTGCTAATATTTCTTGGTCACGTTGGAAACTAGCCGCAGTGTAACCTCCAGGTTTTCTAGGGTCACTTCTTGCAAACTTCGAGAGTCTTATGGCTAGCTCATCAAGATTACTATTTATTACTTCTTCTTTTTGATTTAGTTCGTTTGGAGACTCGTCTCCATTCACTTTTGGTATCTTAGTTTTTTTCTCTTTTGTTCTTTCTCCTTTTGGATCAATTTGAGCAAACAATTCTGTAGGATCTTTTGGACCTGTGGTGGTCACAATATCAGGCGCAACAGGTATTTCGTTTATATCCATCATTCTTTGTGCATCACGCACAGATTCGGGTTCTACAGTAGGAGCAACCGCAGAAGAAGCGTCTACTTGCCCCATTTCAGGTTCTTTTGGAAAGAAAGGCAATCCTGCTTTGGAACCTAAACTTTGTATTCCTTCGAGTATAGGGGGACCAAACTCTTTAGCTGCAACTCCCGCAACAGCTGCGGCAGGTAGTCCTTTTGTCACAGCCTGTGTCAGAGAAGGAGACCTTTTTACGCTGGACAATCTACCAGAGGGCAATTTTTTGGGTTTAGTAACCCCCCTTAGAATAGTATTTAACAAAGGTTTGAATGACTTCCCTAAAGTAGCAGCTAAACCTTTTGCAGTTGTACTCACTGCCGCGCCAGTAGGACCAAGAAATGCTGTTGATCCTGCTAATATGGTAGCCTCTGCGGGATTTTCTCTTACATAGTCAACTACTTGGTTTATCACTTCCATAGAAGCTTCATCCTTACCTAATGCGTCAACAAATGTTTCACCTGAATCCGCTACCATAGGTAAAAGATTTACACTCATTCCTTCTTGAAACCCAACAATACCACCCTGTGCTGCTTTTTGCACTCGTGGCACGGGTGCGTTTGGTAGACCCATAGGTCTTTTTGTCATAGCTTTTAGTTTACGAGGATCTATACCTGCTAACATCTTAGCGTTAGCGTCTGATCTTCTTTTTCTGTTTTGTAAAACTCCAGCAACACCTTGAGCCACGTCCATCTGAGATTGTTGTTTTAACAGTTCTTCATTCTTCTGAGCTATGGTTTTAGGGCTTTGCTCCATCTGCATGGCTAAATCTCTTTTATACGCTTCTTTTTCAGATAATAATTTTTGTGTGGCTAAAGCGTCTAGCAGCCCTCCACTCCGTCTCAGTCTATCTGCCAACTGTTGAGAATTTAATCCGCTTAGAGCTAGTTTTCTGCTGTCTATCTCTGAGTCTAAACTCATTTTCCCCCTCCAAATATATCACTTATCAGCGTCATTATATCTCCTGCGCCACCAGCAGCTTGTTGGAATATTGTGGGTTGAGTATAGGTAAACTCTTGAGTTTCTAGAGGTAGCCCTTGTAACAACGACTGCATGTATTGCACCTGCTTGAAAGGAAAGTCTCTTTCTTCTTCAAACTGTAACTTGTCAGCAGTTATACCCTGCTGGTCTATGTCTCGTTGTATCGCTCCTGCTTTTAGTTGGTCTTCTATCGCGGCTAGACCATACTTATTCACATCTTCCTGCACACCTCTTAGCCTATCTTGCTCTATGTTGAACTGTCCAACGGCTCTATTATACGCATCAGCGTACCCTTTTCCCGTGATAGCGGCTAAATTTTGTTGAAGATTTCTATCTCTTTCAGCGTCCATAATCGCTTGTCTACCACCACCAAACGCTCCTGCTTTAGTGAGCCTAGATCGGTCAGCAAGAGCTGATATGTCTGACTGTCTTCTAGCTTCTGCTAGTTGGGGTGCTAATGCAGCAGCTAAATAAGGGTTCATGAACTTAGTTGCTTGTTCTGCTGTAAACGTGTCAGGAGTAAACGCCCCCATACCTTCAGTAGGAATATTTAAACTACCGATACCCTCAAAGGCTTTTGTTTGTATGTCTGATGGACCTGCTGTTAAAGGACCTTCGTACGCTTCGTAGGGCATGTCAGCAAGGGCTTTTCCTTTACCTAACATCTCTGTTACATACGGACCTGCATACTGAGTTAGTGAAGACTCTATGCCTGTTCTACTTGGGTCGTAACTTGTAATATCTTCTTCAGCCATATTATTTCCTTATGCGGGTAAAAACTTTTTTGGGTCTATTTCTGGGGCTTGTTTTGTTGTCCCAGTTCTAGCTTTACGTACTCTATCCATCATATCCTCTAATACTTTAGCTCCTGCATCTGAGTTGCCGTTACCTAGATGACTTACCACATCTGCAGGTATAACGAACTCGCCATCACTTAACATGGCAGGTTGCTCATTATCTATCATAGCAGGGACTTCATCTGCCATACCATCAGTGTCGCCATCTAAATACCTGCCCTTTTTTAACTGAGTAATACCTCCAGCAGCCATTTTATAAGGAGTGCCATACCCACCCGTATAAGGGTTTGCTATTTGTAGTAAGTCTTGCACGGTGGTCACAGGTGGTGACACATTAGCAGCAGTGGTTATACCTTGTGTTACAGGAACATCAGGCACAACGGACGCAGGTCTATCTTGTCGGGAAGGGTTTGCTAAATTTAAAGCTTTTAATCCTTCTGCTTGTGTGGTTGCTGCTGTTTGTGCAGATGCTATGCCTTCACTTGGTGCAAAGGACACATCAGAAAAGTAGCGTCGACCTCCACTTCCAGGTCTTCTGGTTGGATCATTAGTAGAAGGCACTCGCTGCCGCACAGCTGTGTAATCAGGTATAGAGCCTTGATACCCCACGGGTTGTTGGTTAGGACTAAACAGACCAAAAGCACCTCCTGCAGCGCCTAAAACACCCCCTAGCTTCTGATAATCAATCTTACCATCTGTATATAAAAGACTTCCCACAGTGCTTTCACTGGGTAATATGCTTTTAAAAAAAGCTCCTACGCTGGAATCTTTTTTCTTTTCTGCCACTATGCACTGCCTCCGACAAGCCTTAACAATTCATCTGTAGAGTCTTCTTTTCTATTATTATACGTTCCGTATGGGCTAGTAAACAATTTTTCTTGTTCGGGTGTAGCAAAAATACTACTAAAATCGTAAAAATAGTCTATTTCTGCAGGATCTGGGGTCTCTACTTTTACTTGTTGTAACCCTGCCCCATAAGACGGAGTTTCGTTAGCTAGTTCTATTTCTGCTAACACGTCAACCACTGGGTTTGTAGTAGTCGTGGTTGTAGTCGTTGTTGTGGTTGTGGGTTGAGTTGTAGTCGTAGGTTGAGTTGTAGTATCTGTTGTAGTGTCTGTTGTAGCATCGGGGCTAATAGTGGCTTCTGAAGTAACGGTTTTTGGTATTCGTTTTCCAGGGTCTATTAACGTGTCTGTAACAGTTGTTGGAGCAGTTGGTGTTGTTATTGTAGGAGTGCTTATGCTAGGCTCTTTTGCTACAGTAATCCCTGCTAAATCTAGTATCTCATCTTGTAAGCTTTTATCTTCAATACCCGCGTCTTTTAGCATCTGTATGGCTAGATCAACATCTTCGCTAGTAACAGCTTCAGGTGTGATTGAAGGGGTAGGAGGCTTTTTATCTACAGTTTTTGGAGTACCAGGAGGCGTATATGTAGGGCTTAAGGGCTTACTGGGGCTAGGATCTATGGTTTCAAACTCACCTTGGGCATCTTCTAACACGTCTTCTCCCGTGCCTATCAAATCAGTAGTTGCTCCTATAGTGCCTGTTGTACCTCCAGGAACCATTGCCTGAAGCGCTACCACACCCACGTCTTTATAAGGATTAGTGCCTAGGTATTCTGTAGCTGCGTTTGTTATTCGTTGCTCAAGCCCTTCAGTCGTCATTTCTGTAAGAGTTCCACCTGTAACTTTTGTAATAGCAGAAGTTACTACACCTAAGTTATCCTTTACCCCTGTAGCAAGAGCTAACTTACTTATGATTACATCAGTTAAACCCCCAACAGATCCTGCTACTTTTGCATAATCATCAGCTTTACCTTTAATTAGCTGCAGAGCTTTTTCTTCACTATCGTATTTTTCTACCAAAGCTTTAAAAGAATCTGTTTTTTGTAGTGTCCCGTCCTTAAATGCGTCATCTATGGTTTTTTCTATCTCACTAGCGGACTCATCATACGCAGCTGCGGAACTTGATGTAAAAGCAGCAAGTCCTCCTAATACAGGGTTTAGACCCACAAGTGTCATATCTATCAGTATGTCTGCAAATTCTTGAGACCCGTTCATAAATGTTGCAAGAGGGTCTCCTTTTCCAAAAGGTCTACCTAATCTATCTACTGCTTTCCCAGTTTTTATTTCTTCTATAGTTGTTCCTGGTTTAGGTAACGCCCATGATTGCCTCAGAGCCATCTCAGGAGATATAAATTCTTTAATGTCTTCAGATGTGTCCATAAAATATTTTTTTACAGGAGCTGATAGATTTTTACCTATATCAAACTGACCAAAAGCCCCTCTATCCACAGGGTACAAATTATCTTCGGTAAATCTATCAAGCACATCTAAAGCTGCAAATGCTAACATCATAGGAGTGCTTGCCCCCGACGCTTTGACATTTCTATTTGCGATTTCTAAGAGTTGGTCTGCCCCCCTGCCTATACCTCCTGAAGTTAGAGCAATTTCTTCCGCAAGTCCTGCTGTCATGTTTATACCAAGGTCTTTTCCTGCACTAATTATTGGTGCAAGATATGCTTTTTTAGCTGTGCCTGACATTTTTGAAATTGCATTTGCAATGGTGGCATCTGACTTTGGAACTGGCTCACCTGGGTCTGTATCTGTGCCGTATATTTCACCGCTAGGATCTAGCAAATCTTGTTCTGTTATTGTGGGAAACGGATCTTTTGGCTCAGAAGGTATGTCTACAGGAGCTTCTGGAGTTAGTTTTGGCACGTCTCCCACTTCCGTTTTCTCTAAAGGTGAGCCAGGAGGGACGAAAGTAGGGTCTAAAGGTTTACTTGTAGGAGATATTTGAGTAAACAACTCTGTGGGGTCTTTTGGGACTTTTGTAGGTTGGTCTTTAAACTTATCTAGTGTCTCTGCATCAGGTAATACTGCTTCGGTCAGCATCTTTCCTGTATCCATAGGTAACTCTTCTACGGGGTCAATAAACTTTAACACAGCGTCTTTGACGCTTGCTCGTATATCTTCTGTAGCTAAAGCCCCTAGTTCATCATTTACAGCTGCGTATATGTCTTTACCTTGTGCAGCTGCAGTAAAACCTGTTGACAGCACTTTAGCTATGTCCTCTTTAACTTCAGGTGTGTAGTCTTTTATTTTACCAACTACAGGTTTTAACACGTCAGACATAGCTGCTACCGATGCTGCCTGTATCCCATCTTCACCTTTTATCTCTGCTGTAACGCCTTCTACAAACGAATCTTTTAAGTTTTTACCTATGTCGCTGGTAATGTCTATACCAACAGTATCTACTATTTTATCCACAGTTTTAGATATTGCACCTGTGCTGGCTAATCCTGCGTCTAACACAGCAGCTCCTATATCACCACCGTTTGTTACTACATTCACACCTGTATCAGCCACAAAGTTAGCCACAGTAGACCCGACTGTGTCTGTTAAAGCTTCCGCAGCTACCTCTCCTACAGCGTCTGCTGCACCTGCGGCTACAGTAGATACAACAACAGTTTTTAGTACATCTCCAGGATCGGCTCCTTTATCTACAGCATTTGCACCATTTATGATAGGTATAGCCCAAGACGAAGCAGGACCTCCAGCTGCGAGTCCTACATTTACAACAGTTCTTAGTTCATCACTACGTAATATAGCCTCTCCCGCAGGGCGTAACACATCAGCAACTGTGTCACCAACTCCACGTACAACATCTCCTGCAAAATCAACAACCTCTTTTACTGCATTTACCACTACGCAGCCTCCATCAATGGTTCTTTACCAAACTTTACAAACATGCCGTACCCGTCACCTTCTTCTAGTTCCACCACGTCAAACCCTGTGCCTTTTTCTTCAAACCTTTTCTTTAACACACGCAATCCTGGCAGTAGTCTTTCATCTCCTATGTACGCACTGGCAAAAGCTACACCTTTTTTCTGTAAATGCGCCCCATATCTATACATACTATCTAAAAGATTACGCCCTACATCCATGTTATATATTCGCACATACATGTTATTTTTTTCACGGTTAAATACACCTACAAATATGCTGTTACCTATTTGCACAGTTTGCACGTTTTTACTTCCTATCTCCTCAAGCACTGTAGCCGCAGCTTGTCGCATGGTAACGTCTTCTGGTATCTGCCCTGAACTCTTTAAGTTTGTTATAGCACCAAACAACACTTGGTTGTAGCTTAGTTTCTCTTTCTTGCTGTCTTTTAGCTCCACTATGTAATCTCCAGATAACTTGCTACCACGTGTAGTCTGTTTGCTGTCGCTGCTGTTACCTTTAGTATCTCTGATGCTTGCACAACGAGAGGGGCTGTTAGTAGCTCTACTGTACCATTTGCACCTACAGCTTTTACTTTATATATACTAAATACGTCTGACCCACTTGTTATGGTTAGTGTTATAGTGTCAGCGTTACCTGAGTCCTCTGACACCAAGATAGATTTCATGATAGCTGTGGTGCTTGCAGGGCATGTATACAACGTGGTTATACTGGTGCTTGTGAGGTCTACTTTAGAGTTTTTATAGTTATTTGCCATTAGCTAATAAACCACGCCTGTGCATCTGATTGTTCTTTCAACGTATTCTTTCTAAACTGCTCGTCTATTTGGTTAAAATACAGACGTAACGCATCATTTAGCTTCATAGCTTCTTCTCTACTGTATTCTGCCCTTGGTAGTGGTAACGCAGGAGCGCGAAAAAGCACGTCATAATCTGTTAAATCTATACTCATTAACGCCTCCCATCAGGTCGCATATCCAATCTAGGAGAGCCAAGCTGCCATTGTACTCCTGTGGCGTTGGATTGTATCTTTAAATTAAGCTGTCGTCCTCTAATACGTACATCAAGTTGACTGGTAAACGCTTCTACAGGGGTTGTAGCAGAACGTGTTACTGTACCGCTACTGTTTCCACCTTCTGACGGGGTAGACTTTATACCCGACCCAGAGTTCGTTAACGGGTCTAATGTCAACGTGACAGATGGATTATCTATGGTAGAACCGTCAAAAGTTACATCAGGCATGATTCTATTTACTAAAAATAATCTGTGTCCATCATCAAGATCGAAGTCCGCAGACGTTATAAACGCAGTTATCGCTGCAGGTGTGCCTGTTTCGTTATCATCTAGCCCCTGCTCATGCTCCACTAATTTACCTGATGTAGTCGCTGCAAGTGGATGGTCTCTCGCTCCTGAATCTACCCATGCTGTGCGTGTTAAGTTGCCAAAATACCACACATCTTCAGAATAATTGTATATTACATACCTATTTGGCACATCTGACCCTGTTGCACAATAGAACCACCATATCTCGTTAAACGACTCGTTTGTACCTGCAAACACTTGTTCGTATTGGTTTTCGTTAAAATCGTTAAACACGTAACGACGTAGATCACACTTTAGTGTTTCTGTTCTACCATCGTATTTGTAAAACTTATCTGTACCCATCCAGTAAGCTATACCATTTGCATACGCTACAGCGTTTTTAGAGGCTATAGATATGTTTTCACCGACAAGATTAGCCCCCCATACTATGGGCGCACCAACATATTGCAGGCTGTATAACGCAGCGTCTGTCCAAATTAACACCGCCTGACGTGAGTTTGCGCCTGTAATAATCTTTGAGCCTTGCGATAGACGTAAGCTACCTGCCTGATTTGTAGCCGAAGGTGTCCAGTCCACTAAACTTTCTTGGTCAGACCATCTAATCAACAAAGGATCTAGATCGGAGCTTCCAAATGCGTTAACACCCAAGCAAAAAACAAAACGACTTACATCAGACACAACTATGTTATTATGTGTGGTAGGAACTCCTGATGCACCTGCCAAGCTAGACACAAGCACACCGCGTGTAGTTTTGCCATTGGTAACATCCCATGTGTATAACTTGCCACCATCAAACCCTAAAACTAAATCCTCACCAAAGTTCTGTTGATGCCATAAACGAATACCAAATGTAGTCGTACCACTGTTGTTCCATGTTGTACCCGCTTCGTTCCAAGCCCCTGCACCCCAACCTGTTAATGCAGCTTGCCCTTCTTTTCCTATGTTTTCTTGATATTGTGCTGTTTGACCTGAACCAGTGTAATCGGTGTTAGCTGCGCCTGTAGAAGTAGCTGAAGCTGTAAACGTGTATACATTTGCTGACGTAACAGCCGTTATTTCATGCTCCGTATTAAGCACGTCTGCTGTTATCCCACCTCCTAACGTGGTAAACCCTGCAAAAGTTACAAAATCTCCTATTTCTGCTCCGTGTCCAGTATCGGTTACTGTTATAGTTGTTGACCCGTCAGTTCTGGCAAGGTTGATTGTACTAACACTAGCTGTTGTGGTTTTACGCACGGGGGTAATGTCGTAATATCTGCCCCCTTCCTCTATGTAGAATTTCTTGTGTGTGCCAATACCTACCAAAGGTATGCTACCAAGCGTTGTCCATGCACGTATAGAACGAGCTTTTCCGTCAAACGTGTTATCAGATATACGTGTCCATCCACCTATCTTCTCAGGACTACCCTGTCGAAAGCGTATTTTATCACAGTCAAACCACCCACCCTCGTTGGTATATCGGGTGTTTTCTCTATTAACTCCAGGTTTAAATACTACTTTCTTTAGGGTCATTACATCAGCTCAAAATGTGGTCCATCTATAAAAGGGCGACGACCTTGCGAACGACGTAGGTCTATATAGGCATTCATAGCTTCTTCTGATGTACCTTCCCAGTCACGAAAATCATCTATATGCCATGCCGCGCCCCACCTAATTTTAACGCCTTCTCGCACAGCTGCTTCTTTCATTGCATCCGCTATGTCATCGTACAGGTTCAACTCCCAGCTCGCCCGTCCAGAAACATACGCCATTAAGTCGACGGCATCTCCTGTAAGGTGTTTAGACTTCATCGTCTGCGATGCCCCACGGGCTACGAGGTCAGCCT